CATAAGCAACTTCGTGAAGCCTATGGTCACATTCCAAAACCAATGGCAAGAAAAATCAAAGAATATTTGTATGGCATCTTAGAAGATGCTTGGAAGTATAATCATGACAAGAGACGCGGGCGACGCAAAAAGCAAACTAAATAGAAACGAACCCCAAATTAATCGGGGCATTGAGTTACTACTACGAAATAGGAGGAAGAGATCATCAAAGCCAAAAACTTTTCAAGTGAAATTTGGTAAAATGATTTCTCTTTTCCGCAGAGAGTATCATTTCTACATTGAATTTCACTTTGATGTAAGAAACAAATAACTCTCTGGAGAAAAAAAATGTTAGCAGTAGCACTTACCATCGGCACATTAGTTTCAATCATGTTCTTTTTTGTTGGTGGTGTAATAGGATGGATGGCAAAGGAACATTTTTATCAAACTTCGCCAGTGTATACGCACCCAGAGATGTTTGACTCGAATGGAAACATCATTCCCGATGAAATTTTAGCTGTGAGATTTGAAAACGATTATGACTACGACGAAGACGAGGAAGACGACTGAAACTGAAGTTAAACTTCCACCCAATCCATTTATGAATGAGATCTTAGATCTCGTTTCAAAACAAAAAACGAATGCAAAAAAAGTTGAAGTTCTGAAAGAGCATGAGAACGATGCGTTGAAATCGCTGCTCATTTGGAACTTTGACGAATCAATTATTTCTGTTCTCCCACAAGGAGAAGTTCCTTTTAAACCAAACGAAAGTCCATTAGGAACTGATCACTCATCACTGAGACGAGAGTTCAAGCACTTTTACAATTTTGTAAAGGGTGGTAATGATACTCTGCCAAGTATCCGTAGAGAAACTATTTTCATTCAAATTCTTGAAGGTCTTCATCCCGATGAAGCAGAAGTTCTTTGTCTGGTAAAAGATAAGCAACTTCAAACAAAGTATAAGATCACCAAGGATCTTGTGTCAGAAGCATACCCCGATATTCAATGGGGAGGCCGTTCCTGATGTGCTTGGTTCTTCATCAGAAATGTGAAAAGTCGGCAGCGAAAGATAAATCGTTGCCTTTAAACTCATATCTTGTTACATATATTTCTGAAGAGGAAACTTTTTATGATATTGTAATTTGTAACAAACAGGTCGATATCTTCGATATGTATTGGGATAAATATCGTGAAGGATTACAGGACATACGGTGGACTGATGGGAGAGTGAATCCTAAATTGTGGCAATCTAGAACGGAGAAAACAAAAAAATGAGTGCAGGTTTCAGTGAGGAGAAAATTGAAGTATCGATTGATAAAGATAAACTCCAAGAAGTTTTGAAAGTTTATAAAAGAATTAAGAGATATCAAAGATCTAGTTTATTTGAAATTAAAACTATGGATGGAACAGAAACTCTGGTAAATAATTTACTTAAGGAATTAGACGAAGATGGGTAAGCATTATCTTTTAAATTTATATGGGTGTTCGTTTGTCCTACTGGACGATGAACAATGCCTTATAGATCTACTAGAAAATGCTGCAGTAGCAAGTGGTGCCACTGTGGTTCAAACGATTTCAAAAAAGTTTGAACCACAAGGAGTCACTGTCATCTGCTTATTGTCGGAAAGTCATATCAGTATTCACACATGGCCCGAAGAAGGAAAAGCGGCAGTGGATGTTTATACTTGCGGAGATTGCAATCCAAAGATAGGATGTGATATAATTATTCAACAACTTTATGCCCAGAATCATACTCTGAGTTACATAGAACGGTAACAAAAGTTACAAAAAAAGTATCTAATATATTATACGTTCATCCCAATAGGGACGGAAGTAAGGAAACTGAAGGAACGCAAATTTACCATCAAGTAAAGGAGCAAACCTATGACAACAGCAACATATCGTGGAGTAAAATACAATGTTGAAGATCGCAAACTTAACGTTCTTCAACTTTTAAAAGAACAAATTGAAAAAGCAGAGCGCATTAAACAGGCTCAAATGCAAATGAAAGGATGATTTAAAAGGAGGGTTTACACCCTCCTTTTTTTATGATAAAATGGATTGAGAGAATATCACTTTATGGACCGAGACAAACTTAAATTGATTGTTCGCAATCTTGAATTGCTCGTAGATTCTTTGAAGTCTGAAGTTTATTCAGATACTCAAAGTTATATGGAGTATGATAAAATTACAGCAGCCCTCAATGATTATGATGAGGTATTTGAAGACGATGATGGTTACCCCGATTAATTAAATGACAGTAAAACTTATTTCCATTACTCCAGATGCCGAAAAAACAATGGCATACATTGCACGAGTCTCTAATCCTGCTAATCAGGATAACGAGAACTATGCCAAGTTGCTTGCTTATTGTATTAAGCATAATCATTGGTCTGTGTTTGAGCAGTCTTCTATGACTCTTGAAATTGAAACAACTCGTGGTATTGCAGCCCAGATACTTCGCCATCGTAGTTTCACATTTCAAGAATTTTCGCAACGTTATGCGGATACAAATCTCCTAACAGAACACATTCCCACTCCAGATCTTCGTCGTCAAGATACTAAGAATCGTCAGAACTCTCTAGATGATCTTGATGGATATTTAAAACTTACTCTTCAAGGTGAAATTGCAAAACATTTTGAAGATTCAAATAAACTTTATAAGAAACTCCTTGATCATGGAGTAGCAAAAGAGTGTGCCCGCTTTGTACTACCCTTAGCGACGCCTACACGCATCTATATGACGGGTTCTTGCCGTTCGTGGATCCATTACATCAATCTTCGTTCGGCTAATGGAACACAGAAAGAACATATGGATATTGCTCTGCAATGTAAGAAGGTGTTTACCGAACAGTTTCCAACAGTTGCGGAGGCACTTGAATGGAAGTAGACTATTCTTATGTTTCTGACTTGATAATCAAAGGAAACATAGTAGCACTCTTTCAGGGAAAATCTGAGGCTGGTCCTCGAGCTCTTGGCAATCGTTCTATTCTTTATGATCCTCGTGATCCAAATGCAAAGGATCATGTAAATAAAATTAAAAAAAGAGAATGGTTTAGACCGTTTGCTGGATCAATGTTACTTGAATATGCTCACGAATGGTTTGATATGGCAGGACTAAATGAAAGTCCTTTCATGTCCTACGCAGTAAAAGTTTGGGAAGATAAGGAAAATTTAATACCAGGAATTATCCATGTTGATGGTACTTGCAGAATACAAACAGTAACAAAAGAGCAAAATTATCACTACTATAATTTGATAGAATCTTTTTATCAAAAAACTAATGTTCCCATTCTGTTTAATACTTCATTTAATCTTGGAGGGGAAGTTTTGGTTGAGACTTTGGATGATGCTATAGATACATTGAAAAGATCTGAGATTGAGTATTTGTTTTTACCTGAAGAAATGCGATTGATTGTAGAGGAGAATAAGTAATGTATATTCTTGGCATAAACATATCTCATGATTCTTCTGCATGTTTACTTCAAGATGGAGAAATTATTTTCTATCGAGAATGTGAAAGAAAATCAAAAATAAAACATAACGAATATAATAGAAAAAAATTTCCTTTTACCTTTTATCATAGCGAAGATATAAAAAAACATACAAACTTTATTGATCATATTATATTTACTTCTTTCGGCAATCGTCTAGATGAATCAATAATATCTTTTGTATTAGAACAATTAAAAGATTCTGGATTGTCTTGGGATAAAGTTAGTTATCGTGCAGAAAATCATCATGTATATCATGCATCAATCTCTGCATTTTCTTCTGGTTTTGAAGAGTGTGCATGTTTAATTATAGATGGCTCAGGATCAAGTTTTGAACGTACAGACAATCTACCATTTAAAGAAATTGAATCAATTTATTCTTTCAATTATAATGATGGATTCAAAAAAAAATTTAAACACTATTCAAGATTGGGTACTGGATGTTATAAAGATTTTGAAGTCAAAAAACAGGACGATTGTACGTTAGTTTTATCTGATTCTGCTGGGTGTGGAATGTTATTCAATACATTTTCATACCGAATGGGATATAACGCTGGTAATGATGCTGGTAAAATAATGGGATTGGCTTCATATGGTAAAAATGTAGACACTTATGGAAGTTGGTTTACTAAAATTCTTGATATTGAAATCACAAACAATAATGTAGCATTTGCACTTTCCGAAATGATTGTGAGTTTACCACCCCAAGAACAGCGGGATATATTAAAAACTCTTCAAGAGGAAACAAAAAAACATACAATACACCTTATTGAAAAAGCATTAGATTTATGTGGTACAAATAATATTGCATTATCTGGAGGTTACTTTTTAAATTGTGTAAACAACTATCATTATCTTAAAGAGTTTCCAAAAGTTAATTTTTATGTTGATCCAATTGCACATGATGGTGGTACATCTATTGGCGCTGCAAAATATTTGTGGTATGATATAAGTAAGGATAAAACCATCAGAAAACTCGATACACTTTATCTCTAAATAACATTACACATTATTACATATTATGGCAATTTATCCGATTATTCACGTAGAGACGGGAGAAAAACGAGTAATCGAAATGAGTGTTCATGACATTACTCAATGGTATAAAGACAATCCTGAATGGAAAAGGGATTGGTCTGAAGGGTGTGCATCTGCAGGGGAAGTTGGAGAATGGGCTGACAAACTCATTCAAAAAAACCCAGGGTGGAATGACGTGTTAAGAAAAGCTTCTAAAGCTCCAGGATCAAAAGTTAGACCTTTTAATTAGTATGCCAAGAAAAAAATCAGCAGGGATCGGCACCAGCCCAGTTCCCTTTGGAATGAGCAACAAACAAATGAAGAGGAAGAAACCAATCAATCTCGATTACATGAGAGCTATTGATCCCCTTACAGATAATCAAGAGCGTTTATTTGATGCATATGATGATGGTAAAAACGTTGTTGCATATGGAGCTGCAGGCACGGGTAAAACATTTATTACCCTTTACAATGCACTTCAAGATGTTTTAAACGAAAAATCTCCATACGAAAAAATTTACATCGTTAGGTCTCTTGTTGCCACTCGTGAGATTGGTTTCCTTCCAGGCGATCACGAAGATAAATCGTCTCTTTATCAAATTCCATATAAGAATATGGTAAAGTATATGTTTGAGATGCCAACAGATAATGATTTTGAAATGCTGTATGGCAACTTAAAGAATCAGGGAACGATTAGTTTCTGGAGCACATCATTCATTCGTGGTACAACTCTTGATAATGCAGTGATTATTGTTGATGAGTTTCAAAACCTTAATTTTCACGAATTAGATAGTATTATCACTCGTGTTGGTGAGAATACAAAAATTATGTTCTGTGGAGATGCAACTCAAAGTGATTTAGTGAAGACGAATGAGAAGAATGGAATCATTGATTTCATGCGTATTCTTCATCAAATGCCGTCTATGGAACTGATTGAATTTGGACTCGAAGATATTGTAAGATCTGGTCTCTGTAAAGAATACTTAGTTGCTAAAGCTGAATTGGGAATGTGATGACATTTGATCATGTAGATATTGACCTTCCTAATTTGGAAAGGGAAACAATTGATGGCGTAAGATACTATAAAGTTCCTAATGAAGAGGAACTTATACGTCTTGTTTCGATTACTTCTGTTATTAGTCATTTCAATAAAGACTTTTTTGCTTCTTGGAGAAAAAAGGTTGGTGACGCAGAGGCAGATCGAATCACACGTAAAGCTACATCAAGAGGAACTGATACTCATACTTTGATTGAACAGTATCTTCGCAATATGGATCTCAACTCAGATGTTCTTCCAATTTCTGAGATGTTATTTCAAGTTTCAGTTCCCGAATTAAAACGCATAAATAATATCTATGCACTAGAAGGTTCTCTCTACAGCAAATATTTGGGAATTGCTGGAACTGTAGATTGTATCGCAGAACATGATGGAGAGCTTTCTATTATTGACTTTAAGACCTCCAAAAAACCAAAACCAAAGGAGTGGATCGAACATTACTTCGTACAGTGTTGTGCATATGCGTGTATGCTTCATGAATTGACTGGATTGTCAGTTAAAAAATTCGTGATTATTATGACTTGCGAAACAGGAGAATGTGTAGTATATGAAGAAAGAGACAAGGAAAAATATCTTCGTTTGTTGACTCAATATATCAAAAAATTTGTTACAGATAAATTGTCAAGCATTGACAAATAATAAGTTATGTATTATGATGATCAAAAGTTTTATTATAAATGTACGTCACGGTTTTAGGTCAAATGCAGAATGAGCTCGAAAAAGTATTCGAAGACAAGTTTTTCTGCCCAGCAAAATTTGCTCAAGAAATTGAGAGTTTAGTGCATAGCGATTTAAGCATGAACTACATTGATGCTATCGTTTATTTTTGCGAAAAGAATAGTATTGATTTGGAAAGTGTTCCTAAGTTGATTTCAAAACCACTTAAGGAAAAGATTAAGTATGAGGCAATGCAATTAAACTTTTTGAAGCGTAGTTCGAGAGCTAGATTGGTGTTCTAATGCAAATTATCCATCAATTAAAAGAACCATTTCCACATTTAATCGTGGAAAATATGTATGATGAAAAAGAACTTGAATTAATTTGGGAAGAACTATATTTTCTTACTAAACCAAACAAGTTACTAACGCCAGATAAGTTTGGTGCGGCACATGATAAAGATGGTAATTATGTTACCAAATCACATGCAATAGAATTAGATTTTGTATATACTAATCGCAATATTTCAAATATTATCAATTTAAATAGAAAATTGTTCGATGGTAAATATTTGAAATTGTTTTCTAAGTTAGCGCCGCAATGCAAATCAGCTACAAACTCAAATTATGATTTTACGAAAGTAAGGTATTACCATGATGGGGATTACTATGATCCACATTACGATATACCATTCAATTTCGTGGCTTGCACCTATTTTCACCATACTCCTAAAAAATTTGCTGGTGGAGAAATATTTTTTCCAGAGTACGATTACGAGTATTCGTGTGAAAATAATTCAATGATACTATTCCCATCTTATATTGATCATGGCGTAAAAAAAATATCAATAGACAATCATGACTATTATTCGTGTAAAGGTAGATATTGTATGACACAATTTTTTGGCAATACTCATTGTGCTAACGAAAATTAGCTTTTAATTCCATTTTTGGGCGCAAAAAACCCCGGCAAAAATTTTCGCGTATTACTTTTTTAGAATGATGCCCTTTGATACCTATAAAACATATATTGCGCTAAAAAATCACTTTACGCAACCTAATTATGATTACCAAAAGTATTGCGGTAAAATTAAAGCGAGTGTTCAGTCTTTTTACAAACGAAAAGACCGATTCTGGTTCGAAAAACTGTCCCGTAATAAAACTGACAAAGAAATTGAGGACTTTTTTATCAGCAATTTTGTTATGGCCTCTGATCC